ATGGTTCTGAGTACAATGCTTCAGATTATCCATTATTGTATCAAATTTTGAGTGATGATTACGGTGGAACTGGTGGTAATTATGATCCAGAAGATTTTGGATCAACCAGTGCAGTAACATTTAAAGTTCCTGATTACAAAACTAGAAAACTAGTTGGTGCTGGTGGAGGTGTTTCTGGTGGAGGATCTCCTGTTTCTGGTAATGTCATTTCTGCTGTTGGTGCTACTGGTGGTAGATGGTTCTTCTCAAAAACACAGCAAGAAGCACTATATGACATTGGAAATATCGTCATCAGTGGATATGATAAAGTCACAGAATTTGTTCCTGCGACATTAAGTGGTCAAGTAACAATCAAGATTGGACCATTGCAGGAAAAATTAATTGCTGCAGTTCCTGAGCATGAACATGCTATCCTTACATCTGAAGCACCAGAAGCTGGTGCATTTGAAGGTGCTGGATTTTTTGCTGACGATCATGCTGCTGGATTTAAAAATGGAAATGGTCAGGTTAATTTCTTCCTGCCAGATGGTGGTGTTCCTTTATTTCATAGTCATGGAATTGTAGATTATGTTATTTCTGATCCCAATGCATCAACATATGGTAATGTTAGTGGAATTGGTGAAATTAGAACAGTAGATATTTCTTCATCTGCAATTGTTTCTTCTGGTGGAGCAACAACTATTACAATTACAGATCACGAACTTCAGACTGGATATAAAATTAGAGTCGCTGATAACACACAATCAACACTTGCTCAGGTTAATGTAGATGGTACATCTACCAATTTTGGAATTAATACTGAATGGTTTGTAATCAAAGTTGATGCCAACACAATTAAGATTGCTAAAGATAAGTACAGTGCATTGCGTCTACAAGCACTTCAATTTAACACCAATGGATCTGGTGGTCAGATTACTTTAGAGACTCATTATAATGCTGCTGGTAATTTCCCATCAGAACTTATCACAACTATTATCACCCCAGATCCAACTGTTTATGATATTGATGATAATTATATTGTTGGTGGTAAACCTGTCATCATTCCTGGCGATCAATTTACTTCAACTGTACAGAAAGCAAACGAAACAACTGCTGGCACATATTCTGTTCCTGCACCTACAGCAGATGAACTCCCACTAACATCTATTGCGGTAACTCTTGGTGGTGCTGGTGGTTATGGTGCTACTACTGATTCTGCTCCTGGTGGTGGAGGAAATACATCCTATACATTCAGTGCCAGTGGATACACCTATGAAGTGAGAGCTACTGGCGGTGGCGGTGGAACTAGAGGAGACTCAGGTGGCAACGGTGGATCTGGAGGTGGTGGATACATCTATGTAAAGAGTGGATCTACAACAGTACAAACTGTTAATCTTGCAAGCGTCACGGCTGGAACAACAGCTGCACTTACTGGTGGTGTTGAATATACACTTAATTCTTATTATGCAGGACAACCAGGAACTGGCGGTAGTTCTTCTCAAGGTGGTACTGGTGGCGCAACATCATATATTGGTGGTGCTGGTGGAGATGGCGCTAGAACATTATTCACTGGAACGAATAACGTAGTAACACAATTCCAGACACCATCGTCTAGTTATTCATCATATAATATTCCAAATGATTGGCCATTGGATAGTCTTACTGCTGAAGTTGCTGGCGGTGGTGGTGGATCTGGTGGATTAGGCGATGGCGGAAGTGGTTGGTATGCTGGAAACGGTGGTTCTGGAAAGAAAGTTGTCGCCAACATTAACCCTGGCAACAACGGAACATTGAGAGTATATGTTGGCGGTGGCGGTGGCGCTGGTGGCGGACGTGCTGGTGGCGGCGGTGGCGTAGGTTTTGCTTCTGGTGGTAATGGTGGTAATGGTACTGGTGGCGGTGGTGGCGGCGGTGCTGGTGGTGCATCTGCTGTTGGAACACCTTCTGCTATTATTATTGGTGCTGGTGGAGGCGGCGGTGGTGGTGCAGCAGGTGATGGATCGCAAGGATCTGATCAAAATGGTCAGTTAAATTCTACTGATGGAACACAAGGTCTATCCTCATTGTTCTCTGGAACTGGTTCTAATGGCGGCAACTCAGTCTGCTCTGGAGGCGGCGGAGGCGGCGGCGGAGGCGGCGTTGGCGTAGGTTCTGGCATCGGTGGTGGTGGAGGCGGTGGAAACGGATCCAACGCCCGTAGAGATGGTTTTGGTGGTTCTAGAGGTCAGTCTGCTGTTAAGAGTAGTGGAACTGGTCCAACAGCGCAAGAATCTTCAAGTAGCGATGCTGGGAATGGTGGTAATGTTGGTTTAGGTCAAACAGCAAATGGTGGTAATGGTTATGTTAAGTTTACCGCTGTAGAAAACCAGACATACTATGGATCAGGCGGTGGCGGTGGTGGTTCGGGTGCTTACTTTGAACTACAATTTACTGAAGTTGGAAATGGTAGTGCTGGAACATTAGTTGTTGGATCTGGATACAGCCCTGGACGAGGAATTATTGGTTATCAAGTTCCTGGAGAATCTGAAGGATCAACTGGAACATCATCAACAATTGGAATATTTGATGCAGCAAGTTCAAGTGTTGATTATGTTGAATCTGGTACTGGTTCTGGAGCTACTGGTGGATTCACTTCACCCGATGGATATAAGTATTTGAGATTTGTTGGTAATGAAGCGGAAAGATGGGCAAGAACCATTGCTATCAATGCATCCAATAGCAATCCAAAAGGTACTGTGATTGAAAGCATTACGTTCAATGTAATTAGAGGAAATGGTAGTAATGGTGGAGAAACACCAAACGAACCATTAGAATTGTTTGCAAGTAATGATTCTGGTGCTAGCTATAGTAAAATTGGAACAATTACTACGCAAAGTGGTCCAACATCTTGGACAGATGTTAATGTAGCACTGCCAACAGATTATCAAGAATCTGGATTATTATTGGAAGTAAGACAATCTAGATCTTCATCTGGAAATCCAAATAATGATAATTACGGCATTTCTAGTGTCAGCTTTATTCATGCAGAGGGAGAGGTTACAACTATTACTACATCTAGTGGTAAGATTGATCTTGGTGTCGAATACATTAAGGAAGTAATTCCACCACAGGGAGATCCAATCAACTCTGCTGGTATTGATGTTAATGATGGTATTTTTACATTGTCTTCTGCTGTAAAATTAAATGTAACATCAGAATTGAGACCAGAGATTGACATTCCGCTCTTAACACGCTATCATCTAGTTAAGTATTTGATAAAGGCATACTGATGTTGCTTGGTAAAGATTGTGGGTATATTTGTGATCCTGAACAAATTTCTGGTAAATTTGAAGATTTTATTGGCATCTATTCTAGATTTGTTCACCACGAATTATGCACAGCAATCGTAGAACAGTTTGATAAGTATTTGGATACCAATCCTAGTTTTGCACAATTAGGAGAAAATCAGTTTGCCCAGAAAAAATTGGGCAGACAAGATATTGGTATGATGTTAGATGATGTAGATCAGCGTCTTGCATCACATCTGTATCAGTATGTCAATTCTGCATTTGAAAACTATCGTCAAGAATATGATCAGATAGCAAAAATTAATCTACAAACAATTGGTATTAAATTGCAGAAAACACCACCAGGCGGTGGTTATCATGTGTGGCATTATGAAAACTCTAGTTTTAGAGCAGCAAATAGAGAATTGGCATGGATGGTTTATTTGAATGACATGCCAGATGGTGAAGCAGAGACAGAATTTCTGTATCAGAAAAAAAGATACAAACCGCAGACTGGTACATTACTCATTTGGCCTGCAGGTATGACTCATGTACATCGTGGGAACACAGTCTTTACCCATGATAAATATATTGCGACAGGCTGGTTCCTAAAACTCCCCTAAGAATAATGGCAGACACTCGTGTAGTAATCCAAGTAAATGCACTAGAACGACTTATCATCGTTGATGGTAAAGTTCAGGTGATTGGAGAAGACTATTGGAACGAAAACATTCAGAATGTATTGTTCCCATTCTGGTCATCAGATAGAGATCGTTTGATCTATCTGAATTATTTCTCTGATGGATCCTATGGTATTGAGAAGAAGAAATATATTCTCGATCGTGCCACTGGTGAAAGAATGTGGAAAACATATGATTGGAGAGAACCAACATCTGATCAAGTAAAAGAGATTGCTGAGTTGCTCAAAGAGAAGTATTTTGAGTATCAGGATACTGAGCAAGAAGTAATCCAAGAGAAAATTTACAACGAGTATGGTCGTTGGAATAAAGTATCATGGGAAGGAATCAGAATGATTCGTAATTTCATGCTAGATGATTGTGATTGGACACAAATGCCTGACGCACAACTAGATGATGCGACAAAGGCACAGTGGACAGCATACAGACAGAAACTAAGAAATATTCCTACTGACTATGCTGGAAAAGATGCTGATGATGTAAGATTCCCAATCAATCCTAACTTCTTTGCTGGTACATATCAAAGAATGGAAGGAAAGTCCGAGAATGAGTATCTAGCGACTGAAGATCAGTTTGGTGTCTTCACATCTTCAACTTATGGTGAGTATGCAAAGAGAATTGTCGCTCAGATTGCAAACTACTATAAGATTAAGAATCCTGATGCTATCTTCCCACCTGCTGACATTGTTGCATCGACTGCATCATCTGAAGAAGAACTCGATCTAATCCTACAAAGAATTCAAGCAAATAACGTTTAATTATGTCAACTGAACTTAATATTCTGATCATCACCCTTGCAACGGGTGAAGAAGTGATTGCAAATTTGAAAAAACATGTAGAGCAAATAGATGGTAAACCAGTTGAGGTTTGCTATAACCTTGTGTATCCATTTGTCATGAAAGAAGTTGGTCGTGAGGGTGATGTGCAAAAGATTACATTTATGCCATGGAAAAAATATTCTGTAGATACTCAGTTTCTCATTGGATATAACTATGTCTTGAACATGTGCGCTCCTCTCCCCAATGTGTTAGAATCTTATAAGCAAGCGGTTAATGAGTTTATTGTAACTTTGAGCGAGAGAGCAAAATCAAATGATCTATGAATATGATTTCTTGGATAAGAATAAACTGAGGCAGATGCTCAGTTTATTTGATGCTGGCAAATATATTGACGGCGGAAATACTGGTCCTAAAGATAAAAAATATAAGCATAACTCAGAACAGAGCGATATTGATATTGGCAAGATGGTGAATTCATCTGTCTACAAATTAATGCGAGATTCTGATATTTCCAAAATTCATATTCTCAACAAATGTTCTCCATCTTTGATGCTGAAGTATGAAGTTGGCAATCACTATGCTGATCACAGTGATTTCTTTGACATGTGGGGAACCAGAACAGATTATACCTGTGTTGTTAATCTGAACGATGATTATGAAGGTGGCGAGCATTATATTCAGATTGGATCTGAGAGAATAGAAAAGAAATTAGAACCTGGCAAATTACTGCTTTATCCTACAGAATTCATTCATGGTGTTAATCCTATTACCAAAGGTGTTCGTAAGTGCTTGACATTTTGGATTGAGAGTTCTATTGTAGATCCTACAATGAGATACTATCTTGGTGAATTAAATAAGCTCTACTATAAGATTGAAGGTAGCATGGATCGTGAAGATTTGGTGAACCTTGACCTTATTCGAATGGGATTGATCAAACGCAATAGTATTTTAAGGAACTGATATGGCATTATTAACTGATATTAAATCATACGATACTATTCTCACTATCAATGAGATGAAAGAGATTGATAGGATTGCAAGTCGTCCCCGCTGGATGTTTGGTGCTGCTAGTGATACTACCACACCGTTTAAAAGATTCTGGAAGATGGATGTCAAAGGTATTCCTATGTTTGATAAATTCATTCCAGAGAAAATGAAAGTCTTGATCCCATTTGAATTTGAGATCTTGGATTATTATTTGAATGGACACACATATGGTTTGAATGGTGGAGCACACAAGGATGATGCTGACTATACATTTGTAGTGTTCTGCAATCCCACATGGGATATTACATGGGGTGGCAAAACTATGTTTGTTCAAGATGATGGTAGATTTGATTCAGTTTTCCCTAAACCTGGATCTGCTGTATTATTCCCATCAGACATTTTACACTGGGCAGAAGAGACTGGACGGGAGTTTTATGGTCTTAGAGTAACTGCTGCATATAAATTAAAGAAAGTGGAGACAGAAAATGAACATACAGACTCTTGATGTTGCTGCAAATTGGGATGATATTGAAGAGTATGCTGCTACACAATCAGGAGCAGTTGTATACTTTGAGAATCCAAGACTTGAAGCAGCAGATGATGCGACCAGAACATCTGTTCTTGATTATTATAAGTTCGATGAGGACATGCCACCAGAATTAGTTGTAGAGCTTGAGAGTAAGTTCTATGGTTATATTCAATTCTCTAATCCAGATATTGCATTTGATTTTGTTGTGGATTATTTTCCACGTAGAGATGAACTACCATCTGGCGATTCGGGTGAACCATATTGGTATCAATGCTATGTCATTAGACCAGATGGTGTTGTAGAGTACGATAACAAAGCATTGAGACCAGGAAACAACAGACCACAGTAATGGAAAAATTTAATGCATTTAACATTTCTCTCTTTCAAACGAAAGTAGAGAACTGGAGTGAACATAAAGATAGAATACTATCATTGTTAGATCTTGAAGAGTGCGATGGTCATTATACAGACTATCATAAAAACAATCAGAAACTGATTGAGAGCAATGAGTTTGCTTCTTATGGTGAGGAGGTTGTTGATGTATTGAGACCAGCACTTGAACAATTCAATGAAATCTATCCCAGCAACATCAACATTAAATTGATGTGGGCACAGAAGTATACTGCCAATCACTACCATCAGATACACAATCATGGTGCATTAGGATACAGTGCTATATTCTATGCACAGTTTGATGGCACACATAAAGCGACATCATTCTATGCACCATATGTTGACTTCATTGAAGGTAATGTGTTAGAGTATGTGCCTGAGGTATCCGAGGGAGACATTATATTCTTCCCATCTGTTCTGATGCATCAGTGTAAACCAGTACAATCTGATACGGAACGTATCATAATTTCCTTTAATATCTACTGACTCCATGAAAGTTCCCACACAATATGAATTGACGCATCTGCAACTGCAAGCGATGCTCCGTGATCACAATATTCCAGAAGATCAAGTAAAGTATTTGGGTGAGTTTGAATACACAGAAGAATACCAAGCGCATCCAGAATACCATGGATATATGATGCATTGGTATCGCA